CGGATGGCGTTGGCGACCAGACCGGACATGAACCGGACAAGAAAAACCACCCACCGAGTGCATAAACTGTGTTCACGCAGGTCAAACGTTGCTCCCCCGCTTGGACTCGAACCAAGAACCGTCCGATGGATGGGTGTTAAGCCGCAAGCTGCGGAAACATCAACCCAAAGGTGTTAAACATGCCCCCTCTCACAGGAAATATCAAGGTAACTAACAGTTCGGTAACTAAACGCAAAAGGGTTAGCGGTACGGTCGTACCAATAGTAAATGTTCAGCCTGTGTTTAATTATTCCTACGTCCTCTCAAACCAATGGGAAGACGCGGTCGGGGCTTGGATCACTTGGCTTCGTATCGCGGGCATCCCTTCAACCACAATCCGCTTGCGGCGCGGGCACATTCGACTGGTAGCACGCATGAGCCAGACCGAGGGACCAGCACACCTCGACCTGGCCGCCTTGGTCAGAGTGTGCAGCGAACACGAGTGGTCGAATGAGCACCGTCGCGGGGTCCGGCGTTCTCTAATCATGTTCTTCGAGTGGGCCCTTGGCGAAGGGCGCGTCGACGACAACCCCGCCGTGGGCTTGCCCAAAGTGCCAGGAGGAACGCCGAACCCACGACCGTGCCCGGAGCACATGTGGGCAGAGCTGATCAGAACCGCTCCACCGCGCGAGAAGATGATGGTGCGGTTGGCCGGGGAGCTCGGAATGCGCCGGGCCGAGGTGGCAGTGTGCCATCGCAATGACCTTCTTAGAGACGCCACGGGTTTCGCTCTGGTGGTCCACGGGAAGGGAGGTCGGCAACGACTACTCCCGATCACGGATGACCTCGCCGATACGATCATCGCGTTCTGCCCGGGTGGGTACCTATTCCCAGGTCAGGACAACGGGCATCTATCAGCGCACTACGTCGGGAAGCTGATCGGGAATCGCATGCCGCAGGGGTGGTCTATGCACAAGCTGCGCCACCGCTTCGCGACCTTGGGGTTGGCGGCCACAGGTGACCTGCTTGCAATGCGTGACGCCCTCGGGCACGCCAGTGTCGCTACCACGCAGCTCTACACCGCGTCATACGCCGGAAAGGTCCGCGACATCGTTGAGGCTGTGGCGACCCCTCTGCCTCCGCACCTGACGTCAGTCAGGACATACCAGAGCGTTTAACTGTCCGAACTGTCCCACCGCCCGAGGCCCGCACTTCTGCGCGGGCCTCGGGCGCCGATAGGAACGGGGACTGAGTTTCCGGGGGCACGACCGTTCCGTCGGGGCGAATCACCCGGTACCCCGATATCTCTTCGCCGCCAGCTGTGCGCGAGCGACTGCTACCGCATCCACAGCCCACTAGATCGCCCTCGCCGCCAGCTTCTCGCCGATCTGATCGCGTACCGACTTCGGCGTTGGAACGACTTCGCTGACACGCAACATTGCCTTGTTCACCTTCGCAATATGCGCTTCACGCGCCGCAGTATCCTTGTCCAGCTGCGCGATCCGGGCCATCCCCTCGACAACTCCGGAAGCCACCGCTTCCCGGAGACTCGTGGCCGTCACCGGCTTGCCGTGGACGGCCTTGCTCGAGAGTCGCCCCGAGGCCACCAGCGCGATTGGACGATCCTCGTGGTCGGTTTTGCCACGTACCGAGAATCCCGGAGTGTTGACCGCGAGGGCCGCGATCAGATCGAGCCCTCGCCCGAAATCTCGCCAGTCGCCCGACAGCGGTGCTGAGATCCCCTGCTCGATCTGCTCGGCAGTAGCACCAGGCGCAGGGACGCCCGAGAACCAGATGCCGTGCTTGTCCTCGCCCACGCGCACCAGCGCGAAGCATGCGCCGGTGTTGTCGTAGTGCGCGGCGGCCGGCGATGCCGTCAGGCGGGTGTCTGCATGGCCCGTACCGACGGTCAACCGTCCAACCGGAAGTCGTTCGCCATTGTCCAGCCGCAGCGCAGGACTGGTATGGAAGTTGTCGTAATTGGAGGGTGATCGGGGCACCATCACGCACGCATTCTGGATGGATCGGTGGCACTCACCGAACACCGCGATGTGACCGTAGATCCGGCCGTCCTCGCCCGTCGTAGGCAGAGTCGGTCCTGACAGCTTCGGATCCTGGAACAGTCGATGGTCGTAGGTGCGCGGAGTGAAGCTCTCGGCAGCGCTGGCGACGATGGCGACCTCGCGCGAACTGCGCTCGGCGTCCAGCTTGATGCGGGTGTCGAACGCAGGAGTCGCGACCAGCGTGGTGCCGATCAGCTCGGCCTTTGTGAACGAGATGAAGTACTCCTCACCGTCCATAATCAAGTCCCACATCTCATCGGAATCGAGCTCGTTGCCGTCCTTGTCGGTGTAGACGTAGTCCACGTCGGCCAGATCGACGCTCGGGTTACTCACGCCGTGCGCGTTCTGGTACGCCGCCTTGTCGGCCTCCTCGGAGTTGAGCAGGTAGCCGCTGGCGAGAACCTGGTTGCCCTCGATTCGGGCGTCCTCGATGACACCAACGGTGTAGCTGTTCTGGTGGCCGCCAGAAGACTGCTCGCACCACATCAGCGGCAGCGGGAATGACCGGAAGGACAACTCAATATCCATGGACAGAATTCGCCCATCCGAGGTTGGCTCGCCGATCAAGGCGATGGCTTGATCGGTGAACGTCCGATACATGGTGTTCGGGTCCGGCTCGCTGGATTCCGTAGTGGCTTCGCTCTCGGCATCCTCGGAAAATTCCTCAACATCTTCGACAACCGTTGCGGCGGAAGCGGTCAGAGACTTCTTGGCCAGATCGCTGGGCTTGATCTTCACGTGTCCTCCTGGGGTCGGTGCGACGGTAGCGCCGTGCGGTGCTTAGGCGTCCACCACATCGGCGGTCAATTGGGCTTGTACCTGGCGCTTCACCTCGGCGCGGAGCACCTCGGGGTCGATGCCGTTAGCGGCGGCGAAATCGTCATCGAGGATGTCGTCCCATCCTCGGATCAGCTCGGCCACCTCTGCATCCGCGACGGGTTCCATCACCTTGTGAGCGCGATACATCGGTATTCCTCGAAGGCGGTTTTGCTCATCGCGGGATCGGCCACGGCGCCGCTTCGCGGCCAGTTCCAGCGCGCGACGGACGAGGAGTTCGACGATGCCGCCGGCCTCCTTGCCGACCGAGTCCTTCCGGCCGCGCTTCCCCTGGTCATAGCCTGGGTCCTTATTCTCGGTATCGGGGTCGTTGCCTTCATTAGTGGAACTCGAATCCCCGCCGCTCTCACCAGAATCCGAACCGCTGCCCGTGTCCGAGCCGGGATTGAGAGCCGGGAAGTCGATCGCCTGGACCGAGTTATCCAGCAGTGGTAGCAGCGTGGTGATCAGAGCAGGTTCCTGAGAGACCTTGTCCTGCGCCCACAGTCGCCATCCCTCGATCGTGGAGAAGTCGTACCCCGTGTTGCCTAGGTTCAGGAAGTCGCGGTACGCCTCGGCGGTGATGGTGCCGCGGTCAAAGGCATTGGTGGCATCTTCTGATTTATCGGGGTCGGCGGTGAGCTGCCCGGCGTCGAACCACAGGACGTACTTGCGCGGATCGATGCCGTCTCTCTCCAGGACCTTGTGGAACACCTGGTCATTGATCGCCTGACAGATGGTCTCCATGACCGGCGCGATGTGCATCTGGACGTCGTTGTCGCCGATCTGCCAGGCCGACCAGTGGTTGGTCGAGCTGCCTAGTCCGAGAAGACGTTCCGGGCTGACTTCCAAGCCCATGGCCAGCCGGGCGATGGCGTCGTTGCGGGTCTTGATGGCGGTGTCAGTGATCTCGGAGTCAAACCGTAGGTGCTGCACCTTGTCGATGTGCTCGGCGGCGACGCTGGCGAAAATCGGGATCATCGCGGCGAAACTGTCTTCGTCATCGAAGGATGCCTTGGCAACCTGGAACAGCAGCTCTTGCAGTTCGCGGACTGCAGGGATGCCCTGCAGCGCCAGGTTCGGATCCGGAGTTCCCGGGGGTTTGTCGGCACCGACAGGGGCATTGGAGTACGGCAGACTCATCTCGGTCGGCACGAACACGATGCCGTTGCCAATCAGGCGGCTGTTGTCCGCATTGCGGATCTTGCGTGTGGTGCGGACGATTTCATTCAGAGAGTCCATGGTGGCGCGCACCGGGGAGTCAGCTTCCTTGGCCCGGCGGGGGCGCGGAATCCAGACACGGAAGATGGAGTCCTGGTCGAGGTTTAGCTCGTACTCCTCACCGGTTGGAAGCTCAATGGAGACCTCCTTGCCGGTTCGTTTGAATTCGTCGCGCGACAGCGCCAGCCATGTACCTGATGGTGGCGAGTCTTCACGGAAGATGATGGCGATCCACACCTCGCCGGGGACCGAGAGGCATTCCACCGCGCGCTTGATCAGCTGCGACCGTCCAAGCTGGTTACCTGCCATCGCATTAACGATGTCGTTGACGCGCTGGTTACTGCACTTCCCGGTCGGCGCACCTTTGTCATCGAGCTCGGATGCAATCAGGTGTACGCGTGAGCAACCGGCCGAGCGCCAGCCAACG